CCTGCGTTAAGGTCTAATGATGTACAAATAGCTTTCATAGTGTACACATTATCACCAACAACGTCTGTAGTAAATTTAATAGTAAGTTCTGTACCTGCTATTAAATCGGCAAACAAATCATCGAAAAGGTAATTAGTAGAGGAATCTCCGGGGCCTGCATATAACGCTTCCGTAGAAAGTGTTCCCGAAAGTTGCCCTTTCTTTACTTCTCTCCATCCACCAACCGCGCTATCCTTTGTAAGAATTTCGCGCATTGCAGATGATACATTCATTTGGCATGATGTAGCATAACCGATAGCAGTGCTATCTTTATAAAGCCTCATCAACGTGCCATTAATTATGCCAGTAGTTGCCATGTTTATTTATTTTTTTGTTTAGTAATATTATCTTCTTGTTGTTCTCCCGTAAAATAATCCATTGGAACAGGTACGCCAATGTAAACAGGATCGGGTTTTGATTCCTCTTTTTTTGGCATATCTTCTACTACAAAATCTTCATCAAGTAGCTCTGCTATACCATCTTTAATCATTTGTTCCCCGTATTCCGAAAGAAAAACGCCTACTTTACCCGGTGCCTTTCCATTCCATTCTTTTAAAAGTCTTAGTTTCATCTTTTCATTTTTATCATAAAGTCAATACTTAGCCAATATACCGATAATTCAGCGTTATATACCTGACTATTACTACTAACATATTTTATCGTTTGAACTTCAACACCCTCAACCGTTCCAACAAATCTGTCTAATCTATTTCTAATTAAATTAGCTAGGTTTTGAGTAGTGTCGTAATTTTGGGTATAAACGTCAATTTGCAGATTTATTTCTTCTAAATTACTTTGTCCATCTTTGTAATCTACGGGAGTGCTATTTGTGGCAGTGTAAACGACAAAAGGATAATCGACATTTTGAGGCGTAATATCTGGATAGATATTTGTCCCAACAATGGCAGTTATATTTGTTGCCGTCGATAATCTTCCGTATATTAATTTACCTATCATAATTCCCAAAATTTACGAGGGTATTCTTTTCCAACTCTTAACGCCTCCTGTGACATTCTTTGAACAACTGCCATTTGACTAGCCCTTTCAGCTTTGTTCTTAATTTTTAAAACCCATGCTCTAGTACTTCCGTAAATCATGTGAGCATAGAAGCCGTCTGTTTTGGAATCGCTATTTAATGTGGCACCTTTACCAGCATCTTTATATAGTGGCCCAATAAGTGAGGTAGCTTTTTTAAGGTTTTTTACATCAGATATAATTTTTATAGATCGCTGCAAGTTTCCTGGCATTATCGTATAAATTAATCCTTTGCCTTTAATAAAATACTTATGTGGTTCCTTAGATTTAGGAATCATGCTTTGATAAGCTTCTAAAGCTATTGGTTCAGCGGCTTTTGCTATTTCTTTTCTTTTTTCAATGGTAATTCTCCACATTAAATTGTCAAGCTCCACAACAGCCTCTGCAAGGTTGTAAATACCGAGTACTTCACCCTTTTTATTTACCTTCCTTCGAGATTGCGCTTGCAACCTCCGAAGCCTGTCTATTCTTGCTAACTTAATGTACATAATTAAACATTTGCGTAGCTATCAAAATAAAATCCTGTAAAGTCAATAAATCTTTTGTCATGACTTATTGCTAAATTTTTTACTTGATAAACCTTACTGTTAAATACCACCCTACTTTCTTCTGTTATACTTGAATTATACCTGATAGTAAATTCAATAACATTTTTGGCAGTGTTTTTTCCTTCAATAACTGTTTCGTTTGAACGAGATAATTTGCTATCCACATAAGCCCAGATAGTAGCCACATTACTCCATGTTTCCGTAGCAAAACCAGTTAAAGATTTTGACCTTGTAACATTTTGAAGGATTATCCTATCCCTCATTTTACCAATAACTTCATTCTTATTATACCCAGTCATACTTATGTCGATTTAACATAACATCAGAAGCCGTAGGCATTTTATAAACACTATCAGTTCTATTCTCGTAAATGCTAGCTATCATTTTTAAAATAGCTATTCTAATATCTGTTGGGCAGCTTGTGGCAGCCGTACCAAATCCAGCTATATAAGTAATCGTAACATCATTCAATGAAAGGTAAGTATCTGGAAAATCCTGATCTACAGCTTCACCTATAATACCTTTGTAGGTATCAACCTCATATAAATTCTGTGGTAATGTTTGCGTATTTCCATTTTCATCTAAATAAGTAATGGATGTAACACTAATGACTGGATAAACTAAAAGTTTAATAACATTTTCGTAGTCCGTAGCAACTTTGTAAGAAGATGGAAATCTTTCTAATCTTTGTACAATCGTTTTATTTAAAGTACTTATGTTTTGCCTAGCCTCAACCGCTTCCCTAGCTCCTTTTATAATAGTAGTTATCAAAGAGTCATCCGCTGAATCATCAACTTTTAAATAGTTTTTGACTTCGCTTAAAGTCCATAATTCATTAGTTTGGTCAACGGTTACTCTCCAAGGTTTCATCTCTTAATAGCTTTTTTTGGTTTGGTGCTACTTGTATTTTCAATGACAAGCTTAGAATCTGTATCTTTTGGCTTGTCATTTACCTCAATGGCTATTTCTAGCTTAATCAATTCCTTTGCAGTTATCTCGTTTAGTTCTGCCTCATCCCCCTGAAAATATCCAAGGGAATGAGGCGAACCTGAAGGAGATTTTATAAATCTCACTTTCATCTTATGGGTTTTTAGCTACAAAGTACGCAGTGTATTTTGTTGATTGCGTACCAACACCAGTCAAAACTAATCTATATTTAGTTCCACCAATTATTGCATCTTCATTAGATTGTACTAAACCATTTACGTTTAATGTGTCCAATGTTGCAACGTTTGTATAATCAGTAGAACTAGCAGCTTGCAAAATTGTAGGCAAAATATAAGTAGTGCCTGACAAGTTAGTAACTACTACGCTCCAATAACCGCTCCACGGACTAAGTAAACTTACCGGAATAGTTATTGTATCTATTTCAGTATTGGTTATTGTGTCCGTTACTGAATAGCTGTAAAACGTACTAGATGCATCATCATAATTAGCATCTAAAGTTTTGCTTCGGTCGTTTTTAAATGCCGTCAAACCAATGGCAGCAAAAACAAACAAACCTATTAAAATATTCTTCATTTTATTAAGATTTATATGCCAGTAATATCTGCATCTTTAATTGCAGCAAATGATTGAGCGTGACGAACCGCAGCATCCCACCAGCTATTAACTACGATGGTAACTAAAGCGTTTTTGGAAGATGAATATGGATCAATAACCACATCTAAACCAGCCCACTGACCGATAAGCATTTCGGCAAAGTTTCCAAAAATTACTGAATGCAAATTGGTACCACCTCCTTTAGTTAAATTGTTTGGAACCTGTGTTGACACATAAGCCCTATACCCATTTAACAAATCGGTTCTAATACCTTGCTGACCTACAGGAGGCGCACCATCTGACCAAACAAACTGGGCAGTGCCAGATGCTTTTTCAGTATTCTTTAAAAATCCTCTTACGCCCGGAGTAGTAAGATAGGCTAAAGTACCAAAATCAGCGTTATCCGTAGCTAAAGCAGTTTCGAGGTCAATAATATGCTTATAAGTAAGCGGCCCACCATCAGTACCAATCGCTACTGAACCGATTCCAGCAGTATTTAAAATACCGTAAAATGGCTGCGTAGAATTGTCACCATTAATTAAAGCATAATCCAACGCTCTATTAATTGCTTCGCTCAAACGATTCCTTACAAAGTTCTCCACGTCAATAGACGATTGAACCAACAACTGTTTAGAAATATCAGTGAATGCACCCAAACGATTAGGCGACATACTGATTTTATCAAAAGTTGGGCTAGTTTCGTCGTTTGCAGAATTTTCAGTTTCCCAAACCGCAGTTGCAGCTGCATCATTTCTAGGAAAATCCAAATTACCTGTTAATCCAGTGAGCAAAGTGGCACCAGCCTGAATAACCGCTAATCTAGGATCCAAAAAAGGAATCAAATCGCCTAAAATAGTAGGTACAGTATTACCACCACCAGGTGCGGAGCTTACTGTCATGTCCCTTTTTTCACTCCTAACAAACATTTTAGGAACGTAAAGATTTCCGGATGCTGAAATTCCTGCCTGTTTAAATTCTCTTTCGGCTTCCTGATGCATCTCAAGCTCCAAGCCGTCTAAGTTTTTATTATTGGCTACCAAATTAGCGGCTCTAAGAAAAGAGTAGTTTTTCTTAACTCTTTGCTCGTCGCTAACTTTGTTCTCGTTGCCCCTAGCCGCAGGAGTAGCCATTCTTTTGGCTTCGGCTTCTAACATCAAATGATTTTCAATATCATTTTCAAGATTAGTCACCTCGTTCCGAATGTTGGTTAATTTCGACCTTTGTTCATCGTTGG